CTTTACTATCTCAGGTAGTACGATGACCTTCGCCTCGAATCTGGCGACAGGGGATGTCATAGACTTCGTTCAAATTTTAGGTAACGTGCTTGACATCGGCCAGCCTTCTGATGATACTGTGACCGCTGCTAAAATAGTAGATGATGCTATTTCAGAAGAACATTTAGATGTTACAGCTATAACAGGACATACAGCAGAGACTTCTGCTGCAGATGCTGATACTATTTTAATTCATGATGCCTCTGCTAGTGCATTAAGAAAAATGACTAGATCTAATTTTTTATCTGGTGTTGGTGGAGATAATACACCAGCTTTTTTAGTTACAAGAAGCAGTTCTCAAGGTAGTATTTTTGATGGTACAGATACAAAAGTACAATTTAATAATGAGATTTTTGATACGGATAATACATTTGATTCATCATCCAACTATCGTTGGACACCAGGAGTAGCTGGAAAAATATTTATGACAGCAGGAGTTGATGTAAATGTAGGTGGAAGTGTAACTTTTTTAATTAATGTTAGTATTTATAAAAGTGGTTCAAAAGTGGCTGAATACCATTTACAACAAGCAGATTATGATTTTCCAGCTAATACAGTACAACATTATCATGTAAATTTAATTGATCAATGCACTGATAGTAATTATTATGAAGTATTTGTTAATGCTAATAACCAAGGTAATGATGATATTTCAGTTGGTAGTACAACAGGAGTAACTTATAGTGCATTTTTTGGAGGCTACAAAATAATAACGTAGAAAAATTATGGCAAGTTTAAAATCAAAAGTATCTTTATATTTAAAAGAAAATTCAAAAAGTTGGAGTACAGAAATAAACAATATAACTTTAAAAGATGATTTAGATGGTAAAGGCCCTTACATCCATGTTTGGAATGTTGATGGTCTTGATAAACCCACAGATTCAAAAATAGCATCCTATGAAACAGCTGCAAATGCAGCAGAGGCTGAAGCTATAATTTTAAATAAAAGACGAATAGAATATGGAACATGGCGAGAGCAAATGGAAATGATCTACAAAGATCAAAAGAACGGCACTACAACATTTAAAGATCATTGTGATAAAGTAAGATCAGATAACCCTAAAGGATAATAGATGTCAATCAATGTATGCAATGACAGATCCATGGCATCCATTACCAGTCTCCCTTCAGGGGTCTCTGGTAGTAGCTTAGTATTAATATCTACAGTAACTGCATCTAGTTCATCTACAGTGACTTTTGATAGTGGGATAGACTCTACTTATAAAGAATATCAAATACATATAATACAAGCACATTGTTCATCAGATAATCAAATTTTACAAGTGGGTTTTAGAGATGGATCTACAGCTTACGATGCAACTAAAACTACAACTTATTTTGCTTCACAAAATACAGAATCAGATTCAGGTAGTTTAGCGTATAATGCGGATCAGGATCAAGCACAATCAACAGGGTTTTTAAATATATCAGAGGCACTAGGTGCAGATAATGATCAATGTACTAATGGTATAATTCAATTATTTGACCCAAGTAATACAACTTTTGTTAAACATTTTATAGCTAGGATGCCATATAATCATCAAAATGATAGAATTATGGATGCCTTTATAGCAGGTTATTGTAATACTACAGCAGCTATAGATGGTGTGCAGTTTAAAATGGATAGTGGTAACATAGACTCTGGAACATTTAAACTATATGGAGTTGTGTAATGTCAATTGTAACTTATAACAACAGAAGCATTAGAAATATCTCAGCTACACCTGGGGCAGCCGAATCATTGACACATATTAAGACTTTAACTGCTAGTTCTAGTTCTACATTGTCTTTTGTGGATGGAAGTTCAGATGTAGTTTTGGATAACACATATCCTATTTATGTTTTTAAATTTATAAATTGTCATCCATCAGCCGATAACAGTGCATTTCAAGTTAATTTTTCTGTAGATGGTGGCAGTAACTATAATGTTACTAAGACAACTTCATATTTTTTTGCTTTACATAAAGAAAATGGTGCACTTAATAATTTTGCTTATAGTGCTGGTGCAGATTTAGCACAAGGTACAGGTAATCAACAGATAGCACAAAATATTGGTAATGATAATGATCAATCCGTATCTGGAGAACTTACATTATTTAACCCATCATCAACTACATTTGTTAAACATTTTACAGCTAGAACACAATTAGTAGAATACAATGATAACGCTATAGATGTTTATACTGCTGGCTACGGAAATACTACAAGTGCTATTGACGCCGTCAAATTTCAAATGGATTCTGGAAATATAGATGCTGGCACTATAAAACTATACGGACTAAAGGATTCATAATGAGCATAGTTACACTTAATGATAGGGGAGTTAGATCGGTTACAGCCTTTGGGTCTTTGAATACTGGATCTATGGTGTTTATTAAAAAGTTGACTGCCAGCGATAGTTCTAGTTTAAGTTTTGTTAATGGTAGTTCTGACGTGACATTAGACTCCACTTTTAAAGAATATTTATTTACATTTAATAATATACATCCAGATACTGATGATCGTTATTTTGAATTTAACGGGAGCATAGATAGTGGTAGTAATTACAATGTTACAAAAACTACATCAATTTTCATAGCTGCACATAATGAAAGTAGTGATGGTACAGATTTAACATATAGAGCAGCACAAGATTTAGCACAGTCAACTGATTACCAAAAATTATTATCATATGGAACTGTAGGGGGAGATAATGATCAAAGTTTATCAGGACATCTACACTTATTTAATCCAAGTAGTACAACATTTGTAAAACATTTTATATCAAGAACTTCTGCTAGTGATCCCACTGATTATCAAATAGATAGTTATATCGCTGGATATTTTAATACAACGAGTGCAATTAATGCAGTAACCTTTAGAATGGCAAGCAACAATATTCAAAGTGGAGATATTTGCCTTTACGGAATAAAGTAATAATGATACATAAATAATGAGGAGAAAACTATGCCAAGATATCATAACATAAACGGTAACAGAGTACAGTTCACAGCTGAAGAGGAGGCTGCGAGAGATGCTGAAGAGCAAGCGTGGGCAGACGGTGCTTTAGGAAGAGCACAAGCTAGACTTAGATCTAGAAGAAATC